TAGAGGATGTGAAAGTTGATGTACTTACGCCTGTCAAAGAGGTCTCCCAAATGAACAATAGTGGATATGTTCTTCTCTCGTAGAGTTGGGAAGAATACTTCGTCGTAGAACTTGACGAAAGCGTTGTGAAACTGTAAGTTGTCATTTTTGAATCCAAAATGAGTATCTGAAACCAAACAAATCTTAGCCATTATGACTCCGTAGATAAACAACGGCTTTAATCAAAAGTTCAGGGTCATCATCGAAGTGGCCCAACCCGTTGTTGCATTGTTGACACAACAAACCTCTAATAAGTTGAGTCTCCGGGCTTCCACAAGTGTGTGGCCGACCTGTGTAGGTCTTAAATCCTTTTTCTTTAGCTTCGGTTCTGGTCATTGTCCTTTCTAGGTGGTTTCATCAGCGAGAGAACGCATCGTTGAATTCAAAGAGTGTGTAGCTACACGCTTCCGCAATGATCTTTTCAAGGTAGATCAATAAGCGACGGACACCAATGTCGTCCAAAGCTGAACGCCGCTCTTCAGGAGTCGCCACCAGCAAAGGCAAACCCTTCGCTGTCTGATTCACGCCCGGTAAAGATCGAGCTTGTTCTGATTCGTAGAGCTTAGAATAAAGAGTCTCTATCGTCTCGGCCCAGTCATAGGTTGAACGCCACATATGTCGTAAGCTATCAACTTAGGCATTGCTCGTCTAACAAGTGAGATTAAGATCGGGTCCCAAGCTGGAGTAGTAAGTGGTGGTTCTACTCCATCTTCTACAATAACTATAGGAACTGGACGACGCCTTGGCCTTTCCACCGGCCACTGTTGAGTCCAGATAGTCGGCAGACCTGTCTCTTCGAGTGACCGGAAAATTGGTCCTGGTCTATGCGGTCTCTCGACTACAACTTCTTCGTTCCTTTCCCACTCTTCAATGAGTACTGACATCTTACTTCTTGGTAGCTACCACCACTTCCTCGTCCTCTTCAAACAGTCCTGCTTTCTTTTTCTTCTTGGCGTTGGCCTTGGCCTTCGTTTTCTTGGATTCCTTCCAGTTCTCGAACTTGCTGATTACGTCGCCCTTGTTTTCTTGGAGATATGTGACGTAGCTGTTATTGTAGTGGGCATCATCGCCGGTCTGCTTCTCATATGAGTCGGCAAAATCAGCCTGATCTACAATACGCATCTTCACATATAACTGCTTCTGTTCTTTTTGAATCCTGCGAATGAAGGCGTTGTGAATGATCTGTGTGATGTAAGCGAAAGCGTTCGTGCTCTTCGCCGGATTGAAATTGTGAATGTATCGGAGACAGCTTTCCAGAGCGTCACCAACCATGTCTTCCCGGTATGTCTGCTCGGACATATATATCATACCATTTCTCTTTATAACTATTCGTCCATAATCAGTTCGTGGACACCATACCATTCCTTTGTACGGAGTTGATGCAACATGTTCCTTTGGCGGAACCATAGAATAGTCTTTATACCGTTCTCCGGTTACTGCACGGTGAATGGAGGAATGACTGACGCCATATTTCTCGCCTAATTTTTTAAAAGACACCCCTTGAGAATTGAGAATACGTGCCTCTTCAATCATTTCCAAATTCAACTTTGATAGTTTATGATTCTCTCCACGACAATGTTCCGCATGTGTAAGATCCCGTTGAGATCCATGCATGTCCACATTCTCCATTTTTGCGCCAATACTAATTGTGCCCCATTTCGTCGGCCCACCTTCACAAAGATTAAGAGACCATACGCTATGTTTTCCAAAAGGTGATTCAATACTTCGATATCTTTCACTCGTGCGGATACCGGCTTGGGTACACAAACTAGTAAAAGCATCTACATGTGCCTTATCTTTTTGAGTATAAAATCGTCCTATAGTACCGCTTGCTCGTTGATGCCGCCAACCATCACCGCTAATCATTGTGTCAATCAAAAGTAATCGCTGATCTTGTGTGAGTGCATCCATGAATTCTTGAGTCAAAACTCGATTTGGTGACACGGAAAAAATTTGATTAGCAACATGTCCTGAAATATAAAATCTATGTGCCCCTTTTTCGTTATATTTTGCTGTTAATACTCGTCCATCATCAGCCATGTACACATACTCGTACCACTTATCTTCTTTCTGAACCCATTTTGACCAATGTGCTCCAGTTCCATTCAGTGTGTCAATTATATCAGAAATTCCGTCTTGCTTACTTTGACTAATGGAAACCCCATTAGTATGTTTTCCTGTCCGATAATTCCCTTCAGTCACTGCCCAACCAACGAGTTTTACAAAGTCATCTGAGTATGTTTTCACAGGAGGAGAAGCCATACCTTTCCCCGTAAGAACAATATTGTCCTTCTGGCGCAATCGTTCTACATACACTATTCCTCGTTGTGTGAGAAATTTGTGGCGGGGTGTTACTAATGCATCCAAACCATTGCCGGTGAGATAGAACATATTTCCATCGAAGGGTGCCCGATAAATTTCGTGGATCGGCGACCATTTCATCTGCATAGTTGCGGTATCACACGACAACGCAATGTCATCCGTGGTTACCTGATCCCAACGAAGCCATCCACGCTTCGTAAGCATTTCTGTTTCTTCGTCTATACAATAATTAACGAACCCGGCTTTTTGACTTAGCCGGTTCGCCATTTTCATCATACATTCCGCAACAAAATCTGGTAATGGCGGCTTCGGGAGCTTCTTACGGAGGGCCTTGCGGGTTTCCTTTTGCCATGTGACCAATGCTTCGTACAACTGACGGTTATCTACATAATGATTTCTCGTTTTTTCTTCACTCATTATCTCCTTCCTGTAACCTCACCTGAATATAGGTGACAAGGTTACGAGCTTGCTCAAGGGTTAAATTTGATTTGATTGAGTTTGCCCGGAGAGAGATAGTATCTACATTCCCCTTTACATACCCCTTAGTCGAATCAATTCGGTCAATCGACACTGAATTTTGTTTTCGACCACCCTTTGCAAAATACTCCAACGGTACGAACAATATCGGACAGAAATCATTCCAGGGAACATCATCTACTGTAATTGAAAACTCTATCCCCTTCATTTTCGCCTGCGCTTTAACTCTATTGAGTATATTACGCTTGCGTGTCGGCAAATCTTTGTATCCCCATGTTCGATTCAAATCGTTTCGATGATCTCGGCACTCAGAACACAACCCGGATTTAAGCAATCGGGGAGCGTAGTGCCCACAACAACAGGGTTTGCCTGTTACATACGTATCATGCCCGTTTCGTCTTGCCTCTATTTTTAACTTGGAAATTTTCGTCATTCTTGAGAACTTTACTACTACCTTTATTAGACTACACTTTTCAAATCTGTCAAGTATTTCTACATCTACTTTTTCTGAATGCGCCGCTCTTACAGGAAGGGCGCAATGGTGGAGGATCTTCTAACAATGTAGGGTCTTCCGGGGCATCGAGTTCCGTCATTCTATTTAGGTACATCTGTTTCGTTGTATCAACAGGAGGAGCTACAGCCAGGATGCCATGCCGATATAGAATGATCGTAGAGTCGCTGTACGGAATCCACGGAGCAAACCGCACTTCGGCCTCTTCATCAGCAAACATCTCAACGGCTCGAATAGCATAACGAACCACTACTTGCGTCTCATCTTCGGAGACGATTTCACAGACGATAACCTCGCCGTTCATCAGTTTGAACACACACAAAGACTCTACATCGAATTCCATTGCATCACCTGAGATACCACACCAACCGGCAAATGCACTTTGTAGTCCACCTTTGTAAGACAATCCACATTGATGTACCCTTCACAAAGCCGCCGACCCTCGAACCAAAGAACGTGTACAAACATCGAGCCTATCGAGTTGATTGTGACGTTCCTATGTAACCGCTCATGCCACACTACATCCCCAATTTTCATGCTGCCTCATCCATACCAAGTTGGATTTTGTACATCTTATAGTCGAATTGTTCCGTATTATAGTAGTTAACTCGTTCCGTTAGGTGTTGTAAGCTGTAGTTGTCACGAACCTCT